GTTGTGGTATAATTATTGATGGAATACCAAGACTTTTGCCTATGGTGTTGAACAATAAGGGTAATTGGATTAAAAAGTTAGTATAAAACAAATATGGGGTCTAAATCGAACATAGAGGGGTCAAATTTAAGCGAAACAGCTTTGGATAGGCAAGTGCAAGGGGATTACTACAAATCGTTAAAAATACAGCCTATAGAGTTTATTACAGCTAATAATCTGTCATTCTTTCAAGGGAATGTAATTAAATATGTTTGCAGATACGATAAAAAGAATGGAATAGAAGATTTAAAGAAGATAATTCATTATTGCGAATTACAAATAGAACTTATAAAAGAATAATATGTGGTTTAGTGCTTTAAAATTAGGAATGAATGCTGCAACGCATATCTATAAAAAACGACAAGAAACTAAAATGCGTATGGCAGATGCACAATATCTACACGCAGAAAAAATGGCTAAAGGTGAGGAACAATATCAAGGTAAATTACTAGAGGCTAGACAAAACGATTACAAAGACGAAGTAGTTTTATTTATTTTAACTTTACCAATTTTAGTTTTAGCTTATGGTGTTTTTTCTGACGATCAACAAGCTATGGATAAAATAAATCTTTTTTTTGAACATTTCCAAGCACTTCCAACTTGGTTCACTAATTTATGGATATTAGTTGTAGCAAGTATTTTTGGTATTAAAGGAACACAAATATTTCGTAACGGAAAAAAATAATATCTAAATCTATCAAAAAACTGTATTAAGAATCTATGGTCAGAGATGCAGTTATTGTAGATGTAGAATTTAAAATGGAATCGGTTTATGAACCTTTTGGACATTTTATTTGTTTAAGATTTGTAGATGAAAGTCCAAGTCTTTTTAAGCTATCATCATTTATAAAAGAATTATCACAGTTTCAAGATGTAAAACTTGTTGATTATAATTATGAAATAGAAAAAATAACTGAAAAAACTAATTTAGATGGGTTTGAAATAGTCAAACACTAACCCTCTTGTTTATTAGCTAACTTTAAATCTGTTTTTATTTCTGTCTGTTTCATAGAAGAATATCTATCAAGGTTGTTATATCTTAATTTACTTTTAATTAGCATTGCCTCACTATGAGCATAACTTTCAATAAATTTTTTATACTCAGGGTCAGACCTTGCTTTATGTTCTGCCTCTATAACAGTTTTTGTTTCTAATTTGTATTTTAAGAAAAGTGAAGAAAAAAGAGCCTTGCGACCCTCATCAAGTATAATTGTTTTTTCAGCCCATTCAGACCATTTATCAGCCGCCTTAGTAAGTTCTAAGTAAGCCTCTCTACTATTAAGGGTGTTCATACATCATCTCCGCAATTTCTTTTTGTTTTTTAAGTTCTTTTCTTAACTCACCATTAAGTTTTTTGTGTTCTGCATTTATTTTTCTTAGTTCAGAGTTTTGTAATTCTTTCATGTCAATTACATTTTTAAGAGATTGAGTTTCTTGCTCATTTCTTAATTTTAACTCATTGATTATGTTTCCAGCATCTCTGCATTTCTTTTGCAAAAACTTAACTTGTTTTTCTTTCATTTCTAATTCTTGTTCTAATTGGTTCATTTTCCCTCACTCTGTAAAAAATCATATATAGCTTTAGCAGTTTTAATATGAATATTATTTTTAGGTTTATATTTACCTGATGTTATTCTTTGATAATTACGAAAACTAATACCAAGTTTTTCAGCCATTTCTTTATTTGTTAGAAAATTTTTAAGTCTAAAATATTCTAATTTATCTAAAGGAAAATCATAATGATATTCATTTGTTGTTGTATCTAATTTTAAATAATTCATAACAATATTGCTCCTACAATAAAACCAAGTATAAAGCCGACAATATATTCTCTATGATATAGCGACCATACACTTAGTTTTTGTTTATATTTTCTAAAATGGTAAATCATCATCAAAAGAGTCGTCAGGTTCTTTTCTAGCTATCTCTACTTGTTGTTGTTGCACCTGTGGGATAGCTTGTGCTATCGGTTTCATACCATCTACATTTGGTTGAGGTTTGAATGGCTTAATCATAATAAAACTCAATATCATTTGTAAATCACCTTTATCATATTTATTAGGATTTTCAATTTGTTGAGTCTTTGCAAACCATTTACCTCTATAACCCTGATTATGGAACTTTTGAACCTCAGGTGTACTATACCAATCGTTTATTTGCGATAACGAATATTTTTTTTTAGTTATACTACAAACAAATAAACTTTTAGCATCAGCTTTATACTCATATTTTGGTGCTTTGTTACCTGTCGGTCTTAAATATAAAGTTAAAGCACAAAATTGTTTTTGTTGTTGTTGTTGATACATTAGTTTCTCCTCTCTTTTATGTATTTAGCAATAGATTGTATTTCAGTAGCATCTAGCACAGTTAGCCAATTAAAATGTTTATGCAATAATTGTGTTAAATCTTTTAAAGCATTTTCTTTATTTTTAAAATCACTATCATCTGTCTCATGCAAATGTAGTGATTTTTCTATTACTCCAAGAACAAACTTATTAAATTCTTTAAAAGCTTTATCTTGTTCTTTTTTTAATTTTTCACTACTCATTATTTACTCCTCATTTTGTTGTATTCCTCATTTCGTTTTTTAAAATCTTCTTCAACATTATTAAGATACTTACAGGCTTTAAATGCTTTCAAGTATCTAGGTTTAATATCAAAGAATCTTATACTTACATCTTTAACAGGTTCTTTAGGAATATTTATAACTGCTAAAAATTCTATTTTATGTTTCGTTGAGTCCTCTACTAACTTTTTATAAGTATGTATTTGGACAGGCATATCAGGATAAAAGTCTTTTGATGTTTTAAAATCTAATATACCAATCTTACCTTTTCTTTTTACTAAAACATCTAAAGTACCGCAGACATCAAGTTCATCAGAATAGTAAGTTTTTTCTGTTTCTACAATTTCAAAGTTTCTTTTTTTCCAAAACTTTTTAAATTTATCAAACATAGTTTTTAATGGTTCTGTTGTGGGTTCTACCGGGTTTTTACCTGTTATATAATCCTCACAAAGAGAGTGCATATTTGTTCCTATATTAGACGCATTTTCTTTTATGCCTTTTACTCTGTATCTAAGATCATCAATAAATTGTTGAACCTCATCTACAGCTTTTTTATCGTGTTTTAGTTTTTGATGTAAAGCCTCAAACACACAATTTTCAGACCACCACATAAGGGCATTTTTTCCAAATCTTTCGCCAATTATTGTGGTTACACCTTTTTTCTTTAATCCATTTACAGTATATCTTGCACCTCTACCTTTAGGATTAAACTCTATAATATTACCATGTTTATCTTTGCTCTTGATAATCATACCCATTCTCCCTTTTTTTTGTTAAAAATTTACAATTAGCCTCATCAAGCGGTCTTGTCCAATAATCTAACTCTACTCCAAAATACTCACTTAATTTTTTCAAATTCACAAATCTACATTCATTGATTCCTTTTTCATATTTTTGTTCTTGTTGAAATGAAACCAAAATTTTATTTGCTACTCTTGTTTGTGTTTTTTTCTTGATAAGTCTTATTTTTTTCATTTGTAATCCAACAATATTTGTCATTATTTGTTCATTCATTTTGTCAGATACTCCCCAGCGACTTACATTCTGTTGAATCGAATTGTTTATTGATTCAAGAGTTTCGTTTTTTCTGCCTATCAGCATAGAACCCCCATTTCATTTTCTCCTCTGTTGTTTGATTATTAAATGCTTGTTGAAAGCATATCCTACATAGTAAGCTATCAGCCCACATACTAGAATCTGATTGAAACCAAGATAATTTATCAGCTTTGGTTGTAAAACATTTAGCACACATATAAGCTAGTATTTTTTTTTTAGTTAAGGACACTATGACCTCTATTGGTTAAGCATTTACGATATATTGATTGATGTTCAGTATCAGCATCAACACTCCCTATCCAAAAAATAATATTACTTAAAAAATTAGTATTATTATCAGCAATAGTTTTACAATGTTGTAAATCATTTGTGATTTCTTTTGCTTGATCTGTATTAAATGTTCCTGACTTACCAGCACTATCTATTACAGGGCTGTAGGCACAACCATTTAAAAAGCCGACAAGTATCGTAACTAAAAGTATCTTTTTTTTCATATCTCTATCTCTCTTTATAAATAATTAGCTGGGTGATGCTTTATTTGGTGCAATCTCCAAGCTGTTTGTTTTTTCTTTTCTTGTAACTTCCTCAACTTTTCCAACAATTCTTTTTCCATTACTATCTGCTTGTCGTATCGTTGTTGAAGTTTTGGTAATGTTTTTAACATAACCCATCTCCTTTAGTTTATCTCCTATCTTTGTAATAGGAGTATTTGGGTGGAACTCCACACCAAATCTTTTTTTAACATCTTCCATCAAATTTAATGATGGTTTTTTAAATATTAGTTTATGCATTTGCTCTCTCCTTTGTTTCTTTAACTGCTTTTTGAAACTCAACCCACATTGGATTGTATTCATTTCTTTTACAACCTAAAAGTCTTTCGGCTTTCATTCTTCTTTGTTGAGGTTCTTTAGACCACTTGTGCTTATCAAGTTGTTTAAATTGATTCCAAACAAACTCTTTAGTTTCAAAATCATATTTCCATTTTGAGTTTCTGCTACCATAAGGTCTAGCCATTAAACTATTTAAAAAAGACCCAAAATGTTTTTTGTTTCTCCAAATAAAAAGTTCAACTGGATTATACTTTTCGTAAAAAGGTATTTTTATTTTTCTTTTATCCATTTGCTTTCTCCTCTATTTTAAGTTTTGATAATTTATTTAGTTGTTTATATGCTAATTTATATTGGTCAAAAAGATGTTGTTTGCTTTTAATAACTCTATCATATTCTCTACCATTTTTTGCAATATATGCCTCAAACATATCCTCAACATCAACAGATGGGTTTAAAACTTCTGAGTCAATCAAACTAGCTTGGTTATCTGAATCTGTTGATAAATAATGTGCTACTTCTGAATCAACTTCTATTTCAGAAAACATACCATTATATTTTTTTCTATAATCGTCAATCCATGTAAGAACTTTATCGTGTATCCTATTTTGTTCTTTTTCAGGCAATTCAATATATCTTGGATTATCTGATTTATCATTTGGGTCAGGTTCACATAAATCTATTTGCCAATCTACACCCTCTAAATATCCAAACAACATTTCTTGTGCCATTTTGTTTAGATGTATTTTTACTTTTTTTTTGTTCATGCTCTCTCCTTGTTTAGTATTTTTATTTAACATACTTAAATTTACAAAATTTAGGTTGTATAGTCAATAGTCTTAAAAACCGCATAAAAGATAGCTTTTTACACATTGATTTCAACTAAAACTATAAATTGCAATAAAAAAACAAATCAGTTAAGAATCAAACAAGTATTATGAAAAATTAGTTAGTTATGATATTAGAAATTATTGCGTAAGCAATAAAGTATAAATTTTTCATATCATACTTTTAGGTTAAATAGCTTACTGCTCCGAATCAAGTAAGCAAAACAGGTAAAGCGGCTTTTGCTCTCTCTTAGCCGCTTTGCCAAACAGAGAGAGGAAAAAAGATGAGCCAATTAGATTTGTTTAGCGATTACAAAGCATATCAAAAATCGTCAGATACAAGTGTCAAATCTTGGACACAAAAAAATAATAAACTTACATTACGAGAAGAAGTTTATAATCTTTTATCAGAAAGGTTATATTCAAACGAACAAATAGCAGATGCACTTGGACAACCTTTATCAAGTATATGTGCTAGAATAAATGAACTAAAAAAAATAGATTTAGTAATAGACTCAGGACAAAGAACTAAATCTAAATATAATAGAGATTGTGTATTATGGCAAAGAAAAGACCAAATAAACAACAGATGGAAATGATGGATAAAATGGCTAGATATGGCTGTGCCGCTTGTCATCAAGACAATATTTATACTAAAGCTGAAATACACCATATAAGAAATCATACAGGTTTAGGATTAAGAGATCATGATAAAATCGTTCCTTTATGTCCTTATCATCACCGCTATGGTAAAGTATCAATTCATTTAGGAAAGAAAGCATTTATTGAAAGATATGGAACAGAAGAACAACTAGCAAAAAAAGTAAGAGAGAGAATAGAAGAATGGGATTCTTTAACAAGTATATTTTAAGATGAGTAGAAAATCAGGATATTTTTTAGTTTATAGAGATATATGGCGATCTCCTGTTTTTAAAAATTTATTACAATGTAGTTGTTGGATATATATGATTAGTTCTGCAAGTCATCAAGACAAAGAATTAAGATTTTTAGATAATAAAATATTTGTTCGTAGAGGTGAATTAATTATGCCTTTACGAGTTACAGCTAAAAGATTTGGTATGTCATATTCAGAAATGCGAACTTTCATACTAAGGCTAGTACGAAGAAAAATGATAACCACAAGACACCACCAGCTACAGCCCACCAACAACCACCCTAGCCGAAAAGTTACTTTAATAAGCCTTGTTAATTACGACAAATATCAATATGTGGATAAGTTACAACCACCTACAAACCAGCTATCGCAACAAGTACTAATACACAATACTAATACACATTCTAAAATAGGGTCTAGCAAAGATAAGGTTGTTAATAATGGGTATAAACAAATATCAGATTGGGGAGAATATAAGATACTTTTGAAAGATGGCAAAAAATACAAAAAACATAAATGGAAAGATGAGCCTATATCTGAGTACAAATGGTAGGAATATTGAGAATATTTAAATATGTTAGAAAAAGATTGATAAAACTATCAATTGAAAATAAAATGTTAAAAAGGCAACTAGAATATTATAGGGCTATTTTAGAATCAATAGATAAAAGCAAACATTAAATGGTCAAAAAAAAGTCAAAATACAAACATATTTCAATTAACAAAAAACAATATTACTTTTATAAAATAACATGGTTAGATATTTTTGGTGATGCTGGACACAGAGATTTTGAGTCATTAAGCAATATGAAACCAGCTACAAAAATAACTTATGCTTTTTTATTTAAAAAAGATTATAAAACTTTACATACCTTTAGTACTTTTGATGAAAAAGATGAGGAATTTTCTGATTGTAATGTATTTCCTATTGGTTGTATAAAAGAACTTAAAAAGATAGAGATTTGATAAATTTTCCAAAAAAAAAATTTGATATAATTTATGCTGATCCACCTTATCCTATAAAATGGATTGGAAGTTCAAGTATTGGAACAAAACATATAGATTATGCTACAATACCTGTATCTGAAATTTGTTTGTTACCTGTAAAAGATATAGCAAATGATTGTTCTAAATTATTCTTATGGACTTCAAATGCTTTTTTACCTGAAATGCTAGGTGTTGTTAAACATTGGGGTTTTACTTATGATAAGTTATGGACATGGTGTAAAAAAACAGGTGCTGGTGGACACCCTAGAAATGCTACTGAACATTTAATAGAATCAAGCAGAGGTGCTTTAAAAAGCATAGGAAGAAATCAAAGTCCTTATAATAATTGGTTTGAGGCAAAAAAAGGTATTCATAGTGAAAAACCTGAACTAGCAAGAGATATAATTGATTATTGTTATCCAAATGCTACAAAAATTGAATTATTTGCTAGAAGAAAATTATTAAAAGAAAATTGGTCTTATTGGGGAAATGAGGTATAAGAATCAATAATGAAATCCGACATAAATAAGGCAGAAAAGAAGAAACAATTAGGCAGACCACATAAAGCTATAGATGAAAAAATATTAGCAAATCTAAGTCAGATTGGTTGCACACAAGAAGAAATAGGTAGCATTGTTGGAATATCTGC